TGTTGCTGCATTGCCTATTCTTGTACTTCAAGGATTTGACGATACAGATAATGAAATTGGCCTTAGTGCTAACTCAGCAATTCTTTTACCTCCAGAAGGTAAGGCTTCTTTCTGTGAACCTGCATCAAGTGCATTTGCAGCTCAACAGGGATTTATTACTGAGTTAGAAAATCAGATGTCTAATTTGGGCATCAGCACATTGTTTGCTCAGAAACTTGCAGCAGAAACGGCTGAGTCTAAACAAATTTCAAGAAGTGATTCTGATTCATTGTTAGCTGTAGTTTCAAAAGATTTGGAATCTTGCTTGCAAGAGGCGTTTGATTTAGCTGCATCGTTTATTGGAATTGAACCTCCTTTAATAACGCTTGATAGAGACTTTGACTTAGCCCAGTTAGATGGCAACCAAGTCCAGCAATACACCCAGCTCTGGTTGAATGGTGCAATAACTCAGGAAACATTATTAGAGATGCTTAAACAAGGTGAGGTATTGCCTTCTGTAGACGTTGAAACAGAAGTTGAATTAACAGGACAAGAACAATTAAATACTCTAGTTAGCTTGCCAGCAGAAGAGGAAGAAGAAACAGAACTCCCTGATCCAGTGAACAGCCAAGAAATGGAAAGTTAAGTATTATGCCTAAGGAATCAGAATTTTTTAGGTATGGATGCAAAAGCTAAAACTCCAGAGAAACCAATAAAAAAGGAAGTTATTCAAGACGATGAGGACACGCCAGCCTATCAAGAAATGGTTTTGTTCTATCTCTCAACAGGGGTGAAAACTGTTCTAATAGCTTGGTGTATTACCATAATTTCATTAGCCTATATCAAGTTACCTGATAGCAAATGGTGGGTAGCTGATCAACGAATTGATGCAACTTATGCGGCTGGAATTTTGGGTGGTCTACTTGGTAGCCTGGGCGTAACAGTTGCAAATCAAGGAAAGAAGAAGGAAGACAAGAATGGAAACGGATCAGACAAAAAAGAAATAGAAGAATTAAAAGCAGCATTAGCCGAGGTTTCAGCTAGTCAGCAATATCAAGTCGTAAGAATTGAGACACCTGTAAAAATTGTTCCAACAGGTCAAAGCCGAGTCGATCCAATCACAAACCGCCCTATAGGGGAGGACGGCAAACTCCAATGAAATTTTTAATCCTTTTTCTCCTTCTCTCTGCACCTGCAAATGCTGGGTATAAGCATGAGCTAAAAACTGTGGTTTCTGGAGTCACAGATGGAGCCTATTCTCATGCAAAAAGAATTGGCTCTACAACATCATTTTCTTCTGAGGGAATCACAGCTTCTGCTGTGGGAGGTCTTACAGCTCCAGCAGAATCAAATGGTAGTCACACAGGAGTGGCTGCCACCTTGGGCACTCATACGTTTGCTCAGACATCTGCAGGCTCATCCACTTCCCTAACACAGTCATTTTTACAAGGCGATGTTGTGCCTACTCAAACAGGAATAGGTATTACAAATGGAGCAACAACAACCTTATTAAGCCTTGGAGATACTGTCACTTATAGCGGTGGAAATTCTACAAATCAGGCTGTAGGTCTTACTCAGGCTGGAGCCATATCTCTTACTCCAGGATCTGCAGGATCTAGCGTTTCTGCAAGCCTGTCTAGCATCGTAGAAATAGATTAAAAATGGGAATATTTTTTTTAATCATTGCCTTCTTAGGAATTATTTTTTGCTTATTGCAAATCGTTTTCTGGAAACATTACATAGATAGATATTTATGAAACAATGTTTATTTCTTTTATTCTTATTAAATAGCAGCGCTAGTTTTGCTGTTCCCGTGATACCAAATTTCGGATCTGGAGCGAGTCAATCTAGAACCGAGACTCGTAATAATACCCGTGAGATTATCCAATCATATTCCTATAATACGGGGTATACTTGGAATCAGTCAGGGACAAATATTCAGGTAATTGGAGGAGGTACTGTTACACCTAAAACAATCAATGGAACAACAAATACTGTTAATGGAATCACATCAAAATGGAAAACAATTGACCTAAATAATAAACCTTTATATGAACAAGTTATCCCTGGAGCTGGAACACAATACAGTGAAAGCCTTATCGGACCTGGACTTGCTGAATATGTTCACATAGATAGAACTATTGATACTCACTCAATAACAGATACATCCAGTGTATTTAGTCAATGAAGAGAGTATTATCTGTTTTATTTATTAGCTTTACAACTCAATTACCAGCCTTAAGTAATGGGGTTAGCATGACAAACAACCCTGTAAGTAATAGTTCTGGCGGGGTTAATGTGACCGCAGTGCAGAATGTTCCAAGCCGTCAATTTACTAATACTTTTTCAAAAAATAGTTTTCAATGTCAAGGTGACACCTTTGTTATTCAGCCTTTTGTTACTACTAATGCAAGTTTTACAAGGCCTTTTAATTCTTATCGAATGGACCCAATCTTTGATGAAAGAGATAACACAGGACTAATTACAATTGATGATGATGGGAATGAAGTAGATGGACCGGACGGCGCTCCAGATAATCCAGGCGCTGTTTTGGGATGGAAAAAAATATCAACTAACCAGAAGGAAAACTATTCAGTTAACCCAGGAATTAGCCTTTCTTGGAATATAAATTTAGACCGCCAATCTGTCCGGCGTTGTAGAGAAGGGGCTGAACAAATGGTAAAACTTTTAACATTAGACGCACAGGACAAAAGATTAGCAATGGAGATGGGTAGGCTTTCAAAATGTGGTGATTTATTATCAAAGGGCATAAGGTATAAAAAAGGAACCAAATATGCCTCTCTTTGTGACGATGTGGAGATAGTGAATTTTATTCCAGTTAATAAACTTCCAGATCATAAACATTCAATTCCTACTTCTTTAAAGACTTCCAAAGCAAACTAATTTCTTTTTTATCTCTTTGAAGATCTTGTCTTTCTTTAACTGATAATTTCTTATTCGTTTTTCCTAGTTTCTTTTTTACCGCTGCAACAATTTTCTTTTTAATTGGTTTAGTTGTTTTATTTAAAAGCTTCACAAGAGGGGAAGCAAAGAGCGCTCCAGACGCTCCAAACAATGCAGTGGCAAATACACCAGCAACAAGAGTTGGAGGCGGCACATAGGCTTCTACTGTTTGAATGATTGGTATTGGCTCCCAGAGTGTCAAGCATTCCCCAGTAACTAAATCTCTACTCCAGCCAGTAACTTTTGCCCTTCCATATTTTCCAACACTTCCAATGGGATAATCAGGATTTGTTGGAGGGCATGGAATAGCTTTTCCTTCATCTGCCTTAAAAGTATTTGCATTTGTATTTTGTTTTTGTATTGCCTCGTTAGGCGCAATTTCTGGAGCAATAGGAGGAACTACTTTTAAATCTTTATTGAAATCAGGAGCAATAAAAATTGGCTGAGAATAATTACAAAGAACATAATTTCCATCTGGATCTGTATCAAAATGTCCACTCCCTCCAGATTCAAAATCTCTAACTTCTACACATCCAGGCATATCAATCACAAAAGGATCAACTACAAATGGAGCGCCTTCTGTAATAAAAGGAGGCAACACAATTGGAGGATCTAAAATTATTGGTTCTTGAATCTGTGGCTCTTGAATTTGTGGACCATTAATAAAAGGCTCAACTATTTGAGGCTCTTTTATCTCCACTAAAAAGGTTTATCAAATTCAGTTTTAAATGCACCTTTAAAAACGCTAGATGAATCTTTCTTAATTGAGGACTGTGGTTTAAGCGTTGGAATTGGAGGCCCAGAAAGACTTGGCAATGAAATAGATTTCATTACAGAATCAACAACTTTGGATTTTATTTTTTCTTGGTTCTCAGGGTTCTTTAACCACATAACCGAAAAAATAGTCCCACCCAAAAGAGAGCCAGAAATAACAAAAGAAACAGCTCCAAGGATTCCTAAGATATTTTTCATTAAGCCTTAGCCTTTTTCTCTGCTGCGCTAGCCTTAGGAGCTTCCTTAGCAGGCTTTTCAATCATTTCTTCAGGAACATCCACTTCTGTTTTTATGACCATCCCAGCCACTCTTGTTTCAACAATTTGCTTTGCCATTTACATTACCCTTAAGGAATATGAATACATTCTAAGCAATTGAACGAAAAGCAGCTCAAATTGTTCATAAGACAAGCATTCAGCCTAGATAATATTGCTGATGGTGTGATTGATCGACTTGATCCAAGTCTTAGGCAATCAATGGCTTGGGTAAGAGGGAAAGTTTCTCAACTGCCAGAAGCAAGTTTGTTAAGAGAAGAAGAATGGAGAAAAATGTTAGGTGAAATTGGAACTTATTTGCAATCTGGAAATAATGTTTTTGCCCAGTTTTTAATTGATGATTTATATGTCTTTTATCCAGAGTTGAAAAAGACTTCAGAGAAGATGATTAGAGAAATTTCTCCAGTCAATCTTTTTCCTGGAACTGCTGGACAAATAGAAGGAATGCCAACTATTGGAGGACTTCAAACTGTAGAACTTCAAGACAGTGTTAAAGATGCAATAAGAAATACCAAAGTAAATAACACCCGATTAGTAGATCTTTTTGGGCTTCAAGATGTTGATATGGCAAAGCCTGCAATATTTAGGCAAACAATGACCCCTTGGATAAAAAGTAATTTAAAAATAAT